CTCGGCGTTTGGTGCTTATTAATCATCTTACAGCCAGAATTAAACAAATAGGATAGATACAGCCTAATTGCGCGGAGGAGAGTCGGAAGTCTCAGCTCGAGTATCCATAGTCTTTCTCGAAAACCAATTCGGTGAAGGGAGAGTGGTACTGTGATGACAATGGAGCTTCGCGTATCCAATCGCAAAGTTCCGCATAGCCATCAGACCCATAACGGGACTGATATGCTAAATCAGGGATCTGATCGGGATTGTCCAAGTATTTAGAGAAATACCACACAGAATGGTTTGGAATATTGAGTCCGTAGCGTAGAATCAAATTATGAAGGAAGCGTGAGTTGCCAGAATGCTGAAATCCTGACACCACGCATGACATAAATTGCTCAGCTCTACTCGGGATAGATTTAGACCTAAGGTTCTTATATAGTGGAAGATCGCCGCGACATGTACCTAGAGTACGCAAAAGGGTGCCAAGATTCATGAAAACCTTGACCTCCCCAGCGTCAATGGTGGGTGAGTGTTTGAGGAATTGGAAGTCCTCTGGAACATTCACGGGGTCGACGGTGACCTTAAACCCAGCGCGTTCAGCGCCGAGAACTACGTCCTTACAATTGTGTATGCTTAATCCTATAAAACAATTAGCAATATTGTTTAACAGGGTTGTAAGGATAGAACCTGAGTACATGACAGGTTGTTTAGGGGTAAAAATGCTCTTACCTACTTTCAAGGGACATTGCATCTGTCCAATCGCTTTCTCAATAAGTGAGTTAACCAAAGTCTCACCTGAAGAGATGAATTGCAGGAATGCGAAAGTAGCAGGGGTATGTGACATATCACATTGTGAAATGTCAACATTCGCGCGCTGAAACTTGCCTTGAAGATCGACGAAGTATATACAAGAGTCGTCAGAGTAGTATAAGAATTCAGTCTTATACACAGGAAAGAGAAGCCTAGAAAAGGCCTCTTTTAAGTGTGCACATTTTGGAGAAGAAACAAAAGTTAAACGGCAATCATCAATTACGATGTCTTGTTCGAAAACGGTCTTGATGCGATTCACGACCGTCCCCGCAACTAAAGAAGCGGGGGTGGTCATGTCACAAACAAGCCGTGGTTTCTTCTTAAGAGAATTATATTCTGCTGGTTTCATTTTACCAGATACACATTTTTCTTTCCAACGTAAGGACATGTAGTCGTCTACATGTAATCTACCATCGTTCTCTAGATCGTTATAAGCTTGTATACGATCTCGTTGTCTGGGATGTGAAGCGTATGCGTTCACCCGAATATCATCGTGAAATGAATAATCGTGGATAAACGCACCTGTTACCCGGGTTTTCAAAATCAACGATAATTCCAATATTATCGGTGAGAGGAGAAATTGCGCTTGATTATCACGCAACATGGTATCATAGGTGTTATCTTTACGTGGAGCCAACCATCTCATTATAGCAGCGTTGTAATTAACTTCACTGGTGGAATACGTAATAGCGGAAAAGTAAACCGAAGGCCCAAAAAGCGTCCTATACGACAAATCAGGACGCAACTTGGGCATGCTAAGTGGCAGTGCCTTCTTGCCAAATTTAAACAAGCAATTATACTCGTTTACCGAAACGTCTAGGGAGCAGTCAACCGTAAGCAAGCGCGAAAGTGGAATTTCGCTCACGTACGGTGTCCGCTGTCATAAATGCTGTATGCCAGTCCCGAGAACACACTTTGCGAGATACTCGTCTCTAAGCTTATTTTGACAGAAAACAAGAATGGTGTGCATTACAACACCAACGGGGTATTCTGATAGGACAAACTCTTCTGAGAGTTTATTCGTAAGCATATTATATGTGCTCGGTCCCTGTTTAAACTGGGACCCTTTGTTGACTAGGTGGGCATACAGTTCAAGTGAAATTGTCACTCGTACACAGTAATCGAGTTTATGATCCCTGTAAAAGTTCATCTCGAAATCATCAGTATCGAGAGAAGCAGATACAAGTTTTTCATACTCGTTTGGGTGAATACGTGTTTCAGAACCACCAAAGGTGTAAGGAATATTACGGAAAGAACGCCAGGCATTAATAATGGGGTGCATCCATTTAGGATACCTATTAATGGCAGTGTTCCTATGTAAATAGAGATTTCTGAAAACTAAATCAGAATATGGCTCAAGTTCTTCGTGATCAGAGCTTTCGTTCTGACACGAGGAGTCAATCTCTTCCGTAGGAGTTTCCTGATTGCATATCCGGGACAAAGTTTCGCCCAGAGTAGGTGGTGTAGGTAATGAATCCACGTTTCCCGCATGGTTTATTTCCATATTAAGGTTATTGCTATTATCCGGTACGTCTGCTGATGAACAGACGCTCAAGTTGCCACGTTCGGGCTGTTTCAAGCCGAGCGTGGGAGTATCCTGAGACGAATCGTCAAGACAAGAAGAATTTGACGAAACATCAGAGTTTTTCACACACACGTTTTGTAAATGCATATCGAGGAAGCCTATCATAGGGGTAGACTTCACAGAGCTGGACGAGGTCGTTGAATTGGGATACGACTCACCATTGCGCTCTCGTTTTGTGGACAAGAGGTAAGCATTGGCCTCGGCTATTTCCCGACTCTGCGACGCGGTGGGTCTACCACCACGACATCGACTATACATTAAATTCTTTCTGCGTTTAGCGGCTTCGCGTCGCCGCTGAATTTCGGGAGGGTAATGGGTAGTAGACATTTGCCCATCGTCTCCAGTTATTTCACCGTGTGAGGACTTGAGGGCGCCTTCATATGGGGGTGAGGCGCTCCGGCGGGTCACCTTAGGTTTTACCGATTTTTCTCTAAACAAGTTTTTCGGCAACCGGGTGTCCAATTGTATTGAGGGCATATTTAACGTAAAGTACTGGACGAATTTGTCAGACAGTGGTTTCGACAATCTTCTAGCGTTATCGCCAAAGATGAATTCCAGCATAGCCTGCGGTAAAGGCTTGCCGGTTGTAACGAACTGTATGGCAGCGTCTCTATAACCCTTGTACTTAGGTTGAAGGATTAATGGTAATCTACGTAAAAATCGCCTCTCTCTCGAGTCGAAAACTTTTGACATTTGAGTGGAGTCAGCCCTCTCGGCGAGGTCACGAGCAAAAGCTCGACGAGCAGCGACTTTCGCTGCTCTTGAAGCTTTGTGTTGTGCTATTAGGTCTATGTAAGCACGATGTTTGCTCATGAGGAGATTATCTTTCCCAGATTTGCGTTCCTTATTCCGCTCCTGGGCAGTAGTATGATAATCTTCCTTCATCAACTCAACGCCGTCATCATCAAGATTTTCATCGATGGTAACGGTATTGAGTTGATGAACCACATCCTCAGCTCCTAACGCGAGAAAATCGCGGTAGTCTGATTCCTCAGCTCTTTTCTCCTGTTTCCGAATAAACTCCTCCTCAGGATCCACTTCAACCTCCGCATAGTTGATATTTTCATCTGGATCCAGATCATCTTCTTGATTTTGCGGAATAAACCCTGGTTTGAGAAAATCCGAGCCATATATTGAATACATGACATCGTTCCAGTTGTCTTTCTGCTCCTTACTTAAACCAGAAGTGTTCTTATAAGGATTCATCTCAAGTCCGCAGGGCGGCCTTTATATACATTGGAATAGACTTGTGCCAAAGTCACAACCAACGTCCCCAATAGAAGGAGACTCGTTTTCTTCAAAAACTTTTAAAAGAAATGAGGAAAACGAGAAAAATAATTCACATTCCCACAACGTTTGGCCACCTTATACACTAATTTTTATGATTTTTATATTTATATTTACAGAGTGTACACTTAAGGAACATTATTAACGAGAGGTCGGCAGATATTGCTATCACCCTTCCTTTCCTCGTGAGGCTCACGTCTAGACTGAGCCCGGTGCAGGTACCGCACCTGTAACCGGGTTCAACATGTATGGGTTCACGTATGAAATTAGTATGAAACTTACAGTCTGAGTGTCTGCGACCGACCACTTAAAAGTGATATAATTACCACCGCCAGTTGCGGCTGTGGTGACGCTAAACATAACAGACATGTTCGCACGAGTCATATCATCCGAGGGAGACCCGGAGTATGAGTTCCACACGTTACCTGGAACACCAGCAACATTGTTTACCAAACCGTAGAAATCATTAACATTTCCAGTAGGCTTGATATCAGTTGACGTGGTGCCCAGGCCTGTCCCCATCATGGTATAATTAATGAGTACTGTGCCTGAAAAGTCGTCAGGGAAGACATAATTTGTTGCCAGGCCTGTGACAGCTGACGGCTGTAGCTGACCTCCAATAGAGGAGGCAGCAGCCATCATGGGGAGTGTTCCGATAGGATCATTTATTGTTGGACCCTGTCCACCGGAAAAGAAGGTATCGAATAATATATTCTTACCTACATTAGAGTACAGTCGTGGTTTGCGTAACACGACACTATACTCTGCCCACAGTAACCCGATTTGTGTTCCGGGTGCATATACTGTAGGTACTCCGAACTGTCCCACTTGGAAAAGAGCAAGATCATAGGTCTTGATATCTTGCCCTGTGGGGACTGCTCCCGACCTAACATACAAATCACTGTCATTGCTATTCTGGCGTGGATCACATTCTATCCCACAGTGAATTTCGTCACTGATTTTACCGCGCACGGATCCTGCATACTCCATCATGGACGCAAAATCCTGAAAGGGTTCTGCGCCCGCATTGTAATTGGCACTAAGAACTACAGTCCCTAGCGAACCAACTGAAGATACAGACGTGTACGATACAACAGACTCATACTTAAATATGAGCTGTAGCATGTGATACTCAGTAAAGTTTGATCCCAACTGAGCCAACCATTTAAAAACAGAAGCCAAACCGGGGTTGACGGAAAATGTTTGAACCGAGAAATCGGCGCTACCTGTAGCATTGATCGAACATACGTATTCCTTCCGAGTAATACATATCTCTCCGTTTTCTCGCAACCGTGGAGTCGGCATAATGTGAGCAAGTCTCGACTTGCCCTCGCCACCTTCAATCAGAGAGTTTAGGTGAACTTGGGTGGGCTGCGTGTTAATTGTGCGTGTGTCTGCACTTCCATAATTACCACGACCAGCCATATAGTTTCCTCTACCCATTGTGTAGTTACCTCTACCCTTAATCTTCTTGTTGATGGCGTTCTCCACTTTGGATTCAACCATTTGTCCTAGGATTGCCCCCCCGGGGCCACCATAAGCACCTCCCAATTGGGCTCCGAGATGCATCTTACGCACATCTTTGCCCACCATCCTTCCGACGTTTTGTGCGACGCGTCCAGCGCCGGCTAAAGCTCTTCTCATTCTGCGTTTTTGCCCTTTGGATAACATAATGAATTCTTAAAGCGGCCTTCAATTATTTACAAATGACAGAGGCAGTGCCATTCATCCTACCCCCATGTAAGGTTAGGGAACTTTCTCGCAAGCCTGTGTTTGGTATAAAACAACACGTAGCGCCAGCTAAGCTGGGGGGATGGGTGATTAAGCCCAACCCCGGAAAACTCGTTC